TAATTCCGGTTGAAAAAGTGCCGTAACTAGCAACAATAATGGCGTTGTCAGATTTCTCGGTAATCTCTCTAATCTTTTCTCTTTGTTCTGTGTCAACTCCTCCGTGGACATAGAAGACTTGTTTGTCTGTTGCTCGTTCTCGTATAGATTCATATAAGTTCTTTCCGTGTTTTTCTACATATTGAAATAGGCATAGTGTGTTACCATTTAGTGAAGTCGCCAAGTTTCTTATATATTTATTTCTTTTCTCATTTGACACCAAGTAATCCATTTCTTCTTGGTAAGTCTTATCTTTTAAAAAGTGTCTAGCAGTTTGATCATGTTGTAATACTAAACACATAATTTTTAGTTGTGCTAGTTTACCCTTTTCTATTAACTCACTTGTTGATACTACTTTATTCACAGCACCAAACAAACCCTCTAATACCAATTTGTGTGTTTTACTTCCATCTAAAGTTCCTGTTAACCCAACTCGGTATTTGGTCTTTTCTAATTTTGTCATTAATTTTGTAAGTGATACAGCTTTGAATAGATGAGCTTCATCACCGATAATCATACCAAATTGATTAGACCATTTCTTTGGTAAATTATATACAGACTGCCAAGTGGATATGATAACTCTCTTATTAGTTTCTTTTTCATGTCCAGAATATATCCTATGTACATTTCTTTCACTATTATAACCATAGTCCTTAAAGTCTTTAAATAACTGCTCTACAAGCGATGTAGTGGGCACTATAACAAGGATCTTGTCTTGTTTAGTATCTTTAAGTCGTAATAGATTATATATTAACATAAGATAGATTATGAGAGATTTACCACTGGCTGTAGGAGATACTAATAAACATCTATCTTTCTCAACAGAATACTTAAAAGCTTCTCTTTGATAATCTCTAACTTCATATGGTAGTTTAAGAGCTTTGATTAGTTCATCAATCTTACTATCATCAACTGTCTTCTCTTTAATCTTTGTTCCATCAACTACATGTATATTGTTTTCTTTACACCAATTCTTTATATAAAGATAGAGACCAGCATATATCTGACCAGTTGCATAAGAGAATAATCTGATCTTGCCGTCCCAAACTCTATTCTGATATGCTGGCATAAACTTATAACCTGGTACTTCAAATGTAAAATACTCACCAAGTTCTCTACGAATATCAGCCTCAGCTTCTATCTTTAGATATACTTCGTTTACTTTATCTATGATTATGTATCTAGTTGTTGTCATTATACAAAAGGTGTTCCTACAATCCAACCAACCAATGTCTTTCTAATACCACTTGTGACTTTATCTACCTTGTGCCATTTATGACTAGGAAAGATAACCATTGATCCTGTTTTAGGTTTAAATAATTGTTCTGAATGTTTTAATGGGTTAGGGTGTGGTTCACATATTCTAAAATCACCACCCTCGTAATCTTCGTTTAAAAATAATGTAAAACTTAATTTTCTAATAAGACCATTATCGTATGTTCTACTATGGCTATCAATATGCCAATCATAATGATCGTCTATATTATAAACTGAATATTGTAATGGTTCAAACTCTTTTAATAGAAAGTTCCAATCAGTATTTGTGTTTACTTCATTAACAATAAGTGTTAGTTGTTCTGTAAGGTTGTCGTTCTTTAACCAAGTAATATTTGACTTTCTATTATTGTTATCACCATCAGCAATAACTGCCTCAGTCTTCTCTTGGTTATCTCCTTGTGTAATTACTCCTTCACAAAACGATTTAGAAAAGGCTTCTTCTTTAATATAATATGGGGTATTCAGAAACATTAGATTGCGCCAGATGTAAACTTACGCCAGTCAATTGCGTTCTTTATTTGAAAACCACGATTAGATATTTGTTTGATTGTTCTGTCTAAAAAATCTATAACTGTTTGAATGTAATCTACTTTTTGTTTATACTTGGCTAATTCAGGATCAGCATCTAGGTACTTATCAACATCTGTCTTTAATAACTTTAAGTTGAAAGGTTTAAGAGCATATACTTCTTGTGGCGCTTTACCTGTATAGTATTCCCACTTTTGTTTTCTTTGTGTGTAGTATTCTACCTGAGCTTTACTTAATAACAACTTAAACTTTGTTAAGTGTTTCATAAACTCATTGTGTAATTGAGGTGTTTTTAACGATTCTAAATCTAATTCTATATCGTTAATCTTTAGTTTCTTGTCAGCCAAGTCTTGTAATTGTTCTAAATCCATAATATCTCCATAATATATAGTAACCCACTAAAAACTTATTTTAAGTTTAAGATGATGTTACTGTTGTTGTAGATGACCCTATGTTCGCAAAGTCATATATTAAATAACTAAATGATACAGTCGCTGTTAGATAATCTATATCAGCGGCCTGTTGATTATAACTTAATCCAGTTAGTCCAGTTGGATACATATCTCTAAATCGTATCTCAACTTGTGAGTTGTTTTTACTTGAAAGTACAGTTAGAGTAGCGTCAGATAGTGTTGGACCAGCATCTGCCGCAGCGTACTTCGTTTTACCAGCTTCAGTAGAAATGTTAGATGTATTTCTTGTAGGAAATCTATCATTACCTGATGCTAGTAAATTTCTAAATTCTTTGTTATCTCTCGGAAAACCTAAACCAACTAACCAACCATGTATCTCTTGGAAGTTCTCTAAATTTTCATCTACCAAGAACGTCATTTGTAATGGTTCATAAACTAGTGTATCACCAGGTATAGGTATCTTCTTTAAAGGTGTTGCTTGTGTTGTTTCACCTAGATTAACACCAGGTATATTTACGGCAGTACAAAAGTATTCTACTTTAGGTAATTTAAGAATACTAAACTTAAACTGTGTAGGACTAGCGTAATCTAATTTTGTAGGTTGTCTATCTATCGCATTTAAAGTTGTCATAATACTATTTAGTCGTGTCCTTATCCACCTGTTCCCAATCTCTTTCTGTGGCTAGTTTCTCTAATTCTCTCTCTGTTTGAGTGAGTATCTTCTTCTTTTGTTCTACATCTTCAATCATATTAAACATTTTGTCTAGTGAATTTTTTTTAGGTGTTATAGTAATTGTTAAATTTAACAACAAAAATATTGTTACAAATATCCATAGGTATTGAGTTAATATCTTTTTCATTATTGTTCCTGAACTCTAGTTAATATTAATGACATTCTAGGACCAACTGTTTCGATACCCAGAAGTGAACGTGCTCTAACATCAACTGTCTGTGTGCCATCCAATGTTATTATAGTTTGCAAGATAAATGGGAATTCAAAAGTTTCTAGTGAAATTGGACGAGTATCTGTACGCATTGAGTCTTGAACCATAACACCATCTACATAGGCTGCACAACGAAATATTGCTAGCGGAGAAGCACCACCTGGAATAAGACTACCACCAACAGTAGCAGTAGCAAACCCTGTAATTGCACCATCGTTAGTGCCAATACTTAATTGTATTTCACTTGCTCCAGTATTCGATACGCCACCTTGACCAGAAAACATATTAAATATGGCTAACACAGTGCCTAAAGTCAAACTACTATTGATAGTGCCTGTTGGAGCAGTAAGAATACTGGCAGCACCAAGACTTACTGCGCCATTGATAGCCAGCATTCGTCCTTCTAATGTTGTTCCTGCGCCTGTGCTAACTGCAGCTTGATTGGCTAATAGTGTGCCTCTAAAGATAGCATCAGCTGCGGTACTTGAAGCACCTTGTGACACAAAGAAAACATTGCTACTTGTTGCTTGACCAGTCAACACTACTTCAGCACCTACACCTGTAGTGAATGCTCCATCAGTACGGAATACAAATAACGCATTAGGATCACCACCAGCATCTAGCGTTAGAGTGCCTGTGACGTTTATTGCTCCTGTTTGGATATAGACGCCTGGACCTAATATTTCACTACCATATGTTAAGGAATTGCCAGCACGAACAGTTTCATTTCCAGTTGCAGTAAGAGCCATCAACTCATCATATAACACAATCAAATCTTCTTTAGCTGCCAATGTTTGACTTGAAGTGCTGTCAACGGTAAACTGACTGTTAAAGTTTACTAGATACGTGCCAGCTGGTGGCGTTAGTGTCATATCAGTAATAATAGTGGGTGTAGGCGTATCAATTAAAACAGCATTGGCAGTTCTTATAACAGGGTACACGGACACAATTGGTCTAGTGAATTCAAATTTCTTACTGGTAGCATTGTATTGTAGATTTAAGCCATCAGCAATTGTTGGACGATCTACATCGTCCATATCACGGATATTAACAGCACCACCACCACCTATACTTCCTAGTTGTCTTGTAACTAAATCTTTAAATCTTTTAAACTCTACTTTTAAACCATCAACATCTTTTACTTGTTCGTTGAATTCAATACCTGTATTTTTAGATATCTTATTTAATTCTTCTATTACTAAATCTTTTGTATCTTTTTCTATTATTTTAGGCTCTTCAATAACTTCTTCTTTAGGCTCTTCAATAATTTCTTCAACGATTGGTGGTATAACTGGTTTTGGTTTTTCTTCTTCTTTCTCTGATCGACTGTATAATAAATCTTCTAGTAAATCTAATTTCTTTTTATCTAATTTGTTTTGTTCTTGTATTCTTCTTTTTTCCTCAGCCAGTGAAGAAAAGAAGTTTGATAAGTCAGGCTTCTTAACTAATCCTGATAGATATTCGTCTTCTTTTTTTTGTTCTTCAATCTCTTTTAATTTGATGTTCTTTTTCTCTAAACTTACTTTAGAAAAGAAATCTTTTAATTCATCATTCAT